AGGTCGCAATCATCTCCTTCGCATACGCACACTCCCTCTCTATACCCGCACGTCATACAGGAACACTCGCAGGTTAGCCAGCCTTCCGTCTTGGTGTCGTAGTAGCACAGAACTCCCTTGTCGTCGTATTCGTATCCGCTCATCTTATATAGTATGCTTATATAAGTTTATATTAAATCCTCTTCAATTTTTTTTTGTAATTTTTTTAATTGGATTAAAAAAGGCAGTAGCCCTATTTAATTACCTTACATTTATTTATCACAAGACCCCGCCCACGACCAGTGTCTATATTCTTTGTAAATGTCGCACCATTCACCCTTTTCAATAATGAAATGTCCCTCATACTCGGTATCAGTATTCAACCACTCCAACGCCTCTTCCAGCGTATCAAACTCCCAGCGTAGCTCCTCGACCTCCCCCACCGACCTATCGTCTACGCACGATAGAATACTATCCTCGTCATCACTATCCTCGTCCTCACTATCCTCAACCTTCCTATCCAACTCTACGATATAAATATCCTTCTTCATCTTTGTTAGTTTGTTAGTATGCTTATATAAGTTTGTAGTTATTCCATTTCATTTTTTTTTTGTAATTTTTTAATTGTCCGCAACCCATTCACTACATACCCCACACACCCAGTCGTCCCTCCAACATTCTGGGGTGTCTTCGTCCCCTTCGTCAAACCACCTGTATGGTATAGTAGCGTCCCCACCGCAGAGCAGGCATTCGTGTGTAGTATTAGTAGGTTGGCTCATTATAAAGCTTTGTTGTTGTAATAATATACACCCAGAATATTAAATCAATTTTCTACATTTTCAGCAACTTTCAGTATATAGAGTCGTTAAAATTAGATTATTTCAACGGAACTATTGAAATAATATATAATTCCGTTTTAGATTATTACAATATATACAGAAATGGATTATATACTGATATAATTTTAAAATTATTACTTATATTCATATGAAATAATCTAAAATGAAAGAATATTGTCTTTAAAATAGATTAAAATATGAAAAGTATTGTAATAATCTAACCCATTAATCCATTATAGTATCAAAAACAATAGATTAATATTTCTTTATAATGGTGAGATGTTCCACTGGGATATATATATGCTCCTTCTCATCCCAACAGCACCCTAACCTACTAAATGGGGCGGTTGTATATTTGCTAAAAGTTTCAGCGTCATACAGCGTATATGCGAGGCAGTCCGTAAAGTTAAAGAGGAGGCGGAGCTTCTTGGAAGTATCAATCAGCTTATTACAGGTTATCATCGTCGTAGGGTAAGCAGTCATTTTGTTTGTTCTACTTTTCAACTCGTAGTTATACTCGGGGCAGATAAAGTCATACTTCGCATACTGACCCTCTGTGGCGGTAATCTCCCCGCCAAAATAATCTTTGATAATCGGGAGGATTATCTCCTCCTGTGCCTTTCCGTATTTATAAGAATTATTCCAGTGAACCATCTATATACTACGGATATTTTTTATTTTTTCAAAAGGAACGAATATTTAATCTAACACTAATATATAAATGGAATTGCCTAAACCTCCGCCAAAAAGATTAACTATTGAGGAACGGATAAAGACCTCGATGACGAATAGTGATTTAGAAAGACATACGGGGATTAATGATGCCGACATTATCAAGTATAGCGATTTAAAGAACTACTCTAAACTGGAAGAGCTATTACCCAGCGACAAGTCCGCTCGTATTATATTAATAGAAGATAGACACAATCACGGACACTGGGTCTGCGTCTTACGATACGGCGACACCTTTGAATACTTCAACTCATACGGCAAGAAATATGATGCGGACTGGGGCTTTGTAGGGCGTATGATGCGGGTTATATTAGGGCAACAGAATAACGACCTAACACGACTATTCAAGCAGGCACAGAAGGACGGATGGAAGACCACTTGGAACAGAGTGCCTTACCAAAAATTAGCCACAGAAATCCAGACCTGCGGACGATGGTGCGTCTTCCGTATAGAGACGATGAAGATAGGTTATAACCTTGACGAGTTCCACCAGTTAGTAGAAAAATTAAGAACTGAAAATGGCGGGGCAACTACGGACTGGGTCGTCGCTAAATATGTAGAATAAATAATAAAAAAATATATTGTTATTATATATTGATGAATACCCCACCTCAATTCCCAGTTAATTACGGACAGCAAGGTCAGCAACAGGAAGAAGAAAGTGAGAGCGACGAGAGTTCGTTGCCCGAGTATAATTTCAGCGATAGACGGCTTTATAGAGGAGAGCGTGAAGTTCTTAATCATCATTTAGCGAGCGTATGGAGGATGCCTCCCAACCAGATACCCGCAGATGCTACTCTTTACTGGGTATTAGACAACTGGGGGTGGCTTACCAACGACCAGACGGATACAGATGAACTATTACCCGAGTATGAAGCTATATTCGGGTTTCCTCTTGGATACAGGGTTGTATCCCCTCCCACTACTCCCACAGGCAACGGGTATGGCGAGTATAAAAGCGGGTGCGGATGCGGATGCGGGTGCGATTGTAGATGCGGTAGGTCTTGCCCCCTTTTTAGATAAATAATTATCTTATAATATAATATATATGGATATCCCCAATAGACCAGTTAGTAGAGAGGAGGTTGAGAGGTTGAATGAATATTTAACCCCCTTATCTGACCTACACGTTGATGAGGAGATGGATTTATATTTTATTATAAACAGCTGGGAGACACTTACTTACGGAGCAGAGACCGCCGAGGACTTGGTTAGGAACTATACATTTATAACTGGTAGCCCTATTGGAAGACCCCGACGAGTATCTCGTTCAATACCCCGCCCTCTACCCTCCCGACCTCCCGACCGCACTCGTGGTGGCGTGTCGTGTCCTATTTTTTGTTAGGCATCATACACAGATGCTCCCCTACTGCGTGTTAGTGCGGGAGGACTTGGAAAGACCGACGGACTCAATCCTTTTACTTCTACCACGAGAGGAACAGCGTGCGTCCCAGTAGTGATTTTTTCGGCGAATTGTTCCACCATTTTTGATGCGACGGGGTCGTAAGTAGTGGTTGTAATTTTAACACTTAACGGGTTCGGGGTCTCCACCTCCACCAGATTACCTGCTAAATCTTGCTGTATGACTTTCTCCATTATATAGTATATATAGATTATATAATGAACCATTTGGATTAAAATATCCTATATCCCTAAATATCCCAAATATCCCAAAATAGACCTGTTTTTCAAAAATCCCTATTATATCCATCCCTACACGAGGGGACTTTCCAAAAATGACCTGAAAATGGGATATTAGGGATATTCTGGGATAGGTAGGGGTTAGCGGGTCTTCTTCTGGGGGTAGTTGGATATTAATAGCTCACCTCGTCGTAATCCTGAATGCCCTTGCCCCGCTGACTGCGACCAACCCGACCTAACATTCCAAGTTTTAATCGTAAAATCCTTGAATAGACGGCGTATATTCGGGCTGTCGTTAATCGTCATTAAAAACTGACCTTTGATGCCGTGTAGAAGGTTAGCAAGGCGTTCAAAATTAAAATCCATATCTTCGGCATATTCAAAGTCCTCGTCCGTATTCTCGTAGGGCGGGTCTAAAAAGAAGAAGGTGTCGGGGCTGTCGTATTTCTTTATAATCGCCCCGTAGTCCTTGTTCTCTATTTTGGTATCCTTCAACGCCTCCTTCCACTTGGCGAGGGATTTTCTTATTTTTTGAAACGGATTGCTGGGCTTATAAATATTCTTACTCTCCACGACGGGTTTGCTACTAAATCCAAAGCAGGTTTTAATTATCTGGCGTAGTATCTTGTCCGAGTTGGTATTCTTCGGTTTGCTGTCCCAGTATGCCTTTACTTTCGGGATGGTGTTTAAATCTTGGCGGTAGGTATCCAAGTCCAACGATGCCTTCTTGATGATATTAAATCGCTTGACGACTTCCTTATCTAAATCATTCAGTATATTCTCCTCTGCCTTTTCCTTGTTGTAGAATATAGCACCCGACCCTGCGAATAACTCTACATACCTCTTGTGAGGCGGTATGATGGGGATAATATCTTTACGATGATAATATTTATTACCCTGCCTACAAAATGGAGGCATTAAGGAGGGTTCTCGCATCGCTACACCTCCCGACATTTTATCCTTTTTTAATCGCTCTAATAATCGGGCAAGTTCCATTATATATTATCATTATATTTTAATATATAATATTAATCCCGTTTAATATAATTATTCATCGCCGTCTCGCTGGAAGTCCCCATCGCAGACACGTCATCCGCCAACTCTTTCTGGGTGTCCCCGTATTTGCTCGTTAGAAAAATATTACGGAGCATACTCGACCCTACCTTCCCGCTAAATATTCGGTTCAACATTCGGGTCATATCCGTGCTGGTCTGTAAGGGCTTCCCATCTTGGTGGACGAGGAATGGAATAGAGGCAGGCGTTTTTTTCTTTAATTCTTTCGCATCGGGGTGGTGTGATAAATATACCTTGATTATTTCTTTCAACTCCTCTGGAACGGGTAGCTTCTTCTGCTCGTATTTCTTG